CGTCGTCTGCTCCTCATCGTTGAAGTAATCCTTCGCTCGATGCAGAAACAGCCCATCGGTCGTGGGCGCTTCAGGATCATCCGGGGTGCCACTGGAATCCTGGCCTTTGAAGGCGTAATAGATTTCATACCAGACACTCGCCCCGTTGCCCGCCTCTGTCCCCGTGTCCAATCCGCCGATGCCGCTGGCGGTGATATCCGCCGCGAGATTCGAGCGGGGTGTGACCCGCGTCCCTTTGTCGGTGACGAGTTCGTTACAGCCTGTCATGAAAACCTGTGATAGGCGCTTGTCGTTGTCAGGATGGGTCCGCAGGCTCAGCCCACGGAAGGTCTGACCGAGTGCGACGTATTCATATTTGAGTTTGCTGGCCTGTTTTGCGGCATGACGAAGTACACGGCTACCCGACCCCGCCCCAATGACCGCATCAAACCAGGCTATCAATGTCCGCCACAGCATTCCGCCCGTCTGAGTTGAATCAGCGACCGGAATGGTATTATTCGCGCCGATGACGATAAGCTCCGAGCCGCCCCCGGTTTGACCTGCGACCAGCGACCCTTTTACCGCGTCACCCATCAACGTATCACGGGCGGCTTCTTCGGTCGTATCATCCAACAACGTCACAATAAAGGGCGAGACTGTCAAAGTTCCGGGGTCTAGTTGATTGACAATGGCGCTGCTATCGGCATTCCACCCCAGCACGGCATTATCGACGGGAACGGGAAGCTCAACGGAAGTCCCTGAGACACTAATCGGCAAACGTAATGATCGTTCAATTTCCTCTTGTTGTTGTTTGTTCTGTTTGACAATCTTGTCTAATGCGTACTCTTGCGTATCAGGGAAATATCCTCCTTGATTCTCAAGGTCCACTGATTGCTCAAGTTTCAGCACCGCCTTCATAACTAATTTTTCTCCGGTCGCCAGAGGCGTTCCAAGAGTCAAATTAGCCGGATATTGGATAGAACCCGTCCCCGGAAAGGCTGAGACATTCACAATGTAGTTCGTTGGTCCGGTCCCTTCGGACAACAACGTCTCTACATCGGCTACGTCTACATGATAGACAAAGAGGTCCTCATTTTCAAAAATCACCATGGGAGAAAACGAGAACACAACCGCCACGTCGTTCCCAGATACCGTGACTTTTCCAGGTTCGCTTGCTTGAATGGTCATTACTGCCTCTCCCCTTGGATTGCATCATCAATAAGCTGCACCCCCGCCTGAACCGCATACGCATGAACCTGACGGACCATGTGTTCTGCTCGTGCCGCAGTCGGCGCTCGTTCAAGCAGCGTCTCAAGCAACGAGAACGGCTTTCCGTCAGGCGTGATCGGAGCCCCACTGAGTGCGTCAATCAGAATCCTTTGAACTTTGAAGGCAGGAAAACGTCCGAACACTTTGCGGAAGAGGCTTGAGAAGCGCCCAGCCGCAACCAATTGTGCTCCCGACATTCTGCCCGCCAGTTCGGCACCAGTCTGCGCACCCTTGACGCGCAGCATAGCGTCCAACAGTACATCGGTTTCTTCAATCGGCGGCTGTCCCGCCGCAGGGGTGGCCCGTGCTTGCAGAATATTCCTGACACGACCCACAAGTTGCTGAACTTTGGCCCCCTCTGCGGGAGTCAGCAATCCTTCACTCACCATCAATTCCCGAAGAGACGGCAAATTTGGACGAATCGGATCGTCCAGCGCGGACGCAAGATCCTGTAATGAAATGCGTCCCCCGCGATCCGTCGCGCTCCGAAAGGCATCTTCAAACATGGCGACACGAAGCCCCGCGAGGGCGTCTGGATTATTCCGTGCGACATTCACCATGTTCTTAATCATCGCCACCGGCTGCTTGCCCTTTAACGCACCCCGCACCGCGTCTGCCGGGCTTTCAAATCCGATCAAGTTCGCAAAGGCCGACCGCTGCTCCATGTACTTTGTCATTCTGGTCGCTTGAGCGACCATCGCTTGTCGGCCCGCTTCGGTCTGAATCGCCTCTTCCAAAATCTGTTTGGTTTCAGGGAACCGATTCAAGATCGCGTCGTGTTTCGTGACAAAATTACGGAGGGACTTCGTATTAACCCCGGTAATCGCCTGACTCGCCGGATCGCGAATCACAGATCCCGCCGCAGCAATCCGCAACACCCGCTCTTGCGCATCCAAGATGCTCTGCAGCGATTGTTCGTCAATCGCAGTCCCTAACTGTCGATCAGACAGAAACCGGGTCGCCCGCTCTATCTGCTCCATCTGAAGCGCCCCCATTTCTTCACCGGACGCCAGGGCTCTTCGTAAGAAGACTTCAGGAGGAATCGTGTCCGTTCCGAATCTATCCAATGACATCGCTTTACCGACATACGTGCGAGTAAACACGTCATTCAGTTCACGGGAGTACGAACGAGCCGCATTGTATGCTTCGGACGCAGGACCGGGGATATTGACAATATCGTCTAAGACCGATTCAGCCAGCGTTCCGTATTGACGAGCGAGATTCGATTCCCCGTTTTTCTCAGCCTCCCGTGCTAACCTGAGAAACTCACTCCGCACCTTCATCATATTCCCGAGAGACAATTGCGCCTGTGCCGCTTTCAAGTCTTTCTTTGTAACCTCTTTGCCTGCCTCAAACGCTTTCAGCGTTTTCCGGGCGTCCCGCAGACGAGCAATCGTCTTCTCCATGAGAGACGGCAGCTTGTCATCAGGCAACATTTCTCCGCGTACCGCTGAATGCTTCGCCAGAGTCCGATTCGCCCCATTCACACCCATGGGCGTATTGGCCGGAATCTCGGCCCACAGATCACGCTCAATCGCTCGTGTCCGCTCCAGGGTTTGATCGAGAATCTCCCGAGACTGACGCGACAATTCGGCACGGGTCGCCGGAGTATCTTGGACAAGTTTCTCTGCGACTGACACCATGCGCCGTTCGGCAATTTCAAGACGAGTCTGGATCATCAAGCGGGATTGCTCGCTCCGAACTTGAGCCGCGAGTTTAATCGCGTTTGGGTCCCCGGTGCCTTCAAGCAACCTGATTGCACGCGCAGTCGATTCCAACGCCTCTGACGCCATACGGGTCGAGTCCGACATGAACTTCTGGTCAAGAGTCCGTATATCCGCTTCAAACGCCGCGAGAGCTTTTGAGCCCGTGAGTTGACTCGCCGTCATATTCGGCGTCATCACTCCCGGTATCTCGGATTCACGCAAGAGCCTCAACAGTAATTCGGGGTCTTCCCCTGCCGCATCCAAGGCTTCGCCCAACAAGACAGCGGCACGAGTCTGTCTCCCCGCAGCCGTGAACCGCTGAACCGTATGCAGAATCCCGCGTCCGGTTCGAGTCACAATACCCGCCAGGATACGCTGAGGACTCAGAATCCCACCTGCAATCTCAGACGGCACGCGGACATAGATATTACCAGGAAACACTTCCTCTGAGATCGCACCCGCCACCCCTGCCGTTGTTGCTGCTGCGCCTTCGATAAACGCAAATCCTGCCGGATTATGACCAGCGTGTTCAAGGATACGATTGAGATAGGTCCCCGGAAACGCATCAGGAAAACGCAGACTCCGAGAAGCCGCGACAATCGGCGCAGCCGCAAACGGAACGGCTCCACCGGTGACTTCTCCGAATACCGCAAAGGGGCGCAGATGTTCAGGTTCATCCTCGATACTGGACGTGACCAGCCCGGTCTGCTCCTCTGCTAATTGCGCGAGAGTATCCCCCGCCATCAAGCCAGAGAAAAACCCTACGGTCGCGCCAAGCGGAACCGTGACGGGCGCAGCAGGACCACCCAAGAATCCCAATTGCGCGCCCATCGTGGCCCCGGCGATAGCGGTACCGGTTTGAATCGCGGCCCCCGTCCCCCGACGAGCGACTGCGCTAATTGCTTCAACCGGGGATACGGGAGTCTCCCCGTAAGGCACCACCTTGTACCGTCCGATACGTTCCGGTGTTTCGGCAGGCGCTTCCGGTGTATACGGAACTACCTTGTACTGTTTCGGTTTGTCCTGTCCCGGTTCTTGGCTTGCTGGAACAACAGGCATTATCGTTTCTCTTTCTTCGGTTCCTCTTCCTGTAACGTCACAACTTTCCCGCTAGGAAGACGGAACGGCATCCCCGGTTTCAGGTCCCCACTCTCGACTGCGGCAAGCGCCTCCTCCTCTGTCATTTTAGGAGGCACCCCCAGCGTGTCTCGCGCTGATTGAATCAACGATACGATATTGCTAGCGGCCTCCCGCAAGTCTTTCGATGTCGTAGGAGAAGCAACAAGCACCGCCGCATTATCCTGTTTCAGTTTCAAAAAGTCATCCAAACCTACCAACTTGTCCTTGAAAGCCTGCGGTTCCTGAAGAAACTTGGATTCCAAATCCAAGCTGTTCAAGATTAGTTCCATTTCCTTGACCGGATACCCCTTGGCTTGCTGAAGCGCCCGTGAGAAGTCCAGCTTCCATGACTCCATAAACTCACGGGCCGCTAAGATTTCCGGCGCTTGGAACCATGCCCCCACAAACGGAGCCCCGGCAAGTCCCGCTCGAAAACCAGACACCGGGCCGGTCAACAACTCGGCGACCTCGTACAGCTTAAACGGAGGCTTCGGCGCTTCAGGCGCAAACATCCCGCCTAGCCTCTCAGTCCGGTACTTCGCAGTCGTCTGCACGTACCCCTTCAGGGCTTTCGCCGCTTGTGAGGCTTGCGGCGAAAATGTAGGCGTCGTTCCCGACTGGGGCGCTTGTGGCGCAGGAGCCGGGGAGGGAGTCGGAGCCGCTGTCGGAGCTTGAGCTTGCGGAACGGGAGCAGGCGCTCGTGGAGCCGGAGCAGGCACCTGTCCTAGCTCACGCTGCAAGACCTCCTGGGTATGGGCCGCTCCCTCGTCTTCGAATCTCTGGGCCTCCAGTTCACGCTGCAAGACATCCTGTGTGTGTCCTGCCGCTTCCGCTTCGAGCGGAGTTGGTGCGGGCTCCTCCTCCGGTACCGGAGCCGGAGCTGGAGCTGGGGCTGGTGCCGGGGCCTGCGCTTGAGGAACCGGAGCCGCAGCCGGAGGGACAGGGGCAGGAGCCTGCGGCCCACCAAGAGGAATCGTCCGTTGCGCAATATCACTCAGTCTCGCCGGATCGTATCCAAGTTCCCGCAAAGTCATCTGAGCCCAGGGCGGGATTTCGCCTTGCAGCCCTGTGTTTCTATCAACGGACTGAATAGCTATGGCCGATGCAATATACGTGTTTATGTTAAGCTGGCTCGCGGTGCCCTCCCTGATAGACGCATCAAGCATAAGAAGATTCGTATACGCCATCCCTTGCAAACCGCCGCCAAACGGAAGGGCGGCTTGTCGTTCCTGCATCGTGAACTTATGCGCTACCTCTCTCGCTGTCTCGTCATTCCACGGCAGACCAAGAAGCTCAGTCGTCGCCCTCTTCGCGGACTGTACCCGGTCAAAGACCGTTTCCCCCGGTGTAGGAGGAGCCTTCATAATATGCTTGTCAAGTATGCGCTGATTTTCCTCTACAGTCGGTGGACGTTTCATCGTCGCGGTAAACGTGGCTACGGCATCTGCGACTGTTTCAAGAAGCGACTTCTCGCCTTTCGGCTTATCCTTCAGATACACCATGCGCGCAATACCCTGTTGCTCTTCGTCAGTCACGTCACCCTGACCCAATGCTTTCTTTAACACCCGTGCGGCTTCTATTGACTGCTGTACCTGTCGAACCAGATTCTCGTCCCGCTTTCTGCCCTCCGTGAAGATAGAGAAGTACAACTCACTCTTGTCACTGTCGGACAAGGGCATACCTTTCTCTTCAGCAGCCTTAAGAGCCTGGTCAAACTGCTCTTGCGGGCTGGCCTTCTGAGCCGGAAGTGTGACACCAGTCACAGCAGCAAGCGCAATATTGACCGGGGACAGTTCATCCTTACGCTCAATCGTTTGGCGCATTACGTTAATAAGAGCCTGCGTCTTCGCAAGAGCCCGCGCATCCTCCGTAGTCGCAACAATGATGCGATTTCGATAGCCCCGTTGAGTAGCCGGGTCCATGAAGTCCGAACTTCCGTCCAGCATCTTGGACGCTTCGTCGTACTGCCCCCGCGCCATCAAGGTATCCAGCGCGCCCTGCGTAACAATCTGGTAGCCGAGATTTCTCGCGGTCGTTTCCTGGTCCGGATCCAACACGCCTACGTAGTTGTCAACAGAGTGATTTATATCTTTGAAAAGCTCAGGCACAAGATCGGGCGCTTTCGATGCCGTATCCGCGTACTGATTAAAATCTGACTGTAATGTCGCGTCAACAAGCGCCCGCTGGGTCTTGAGCGATTCGGCTGTCGCTGCGTCCGTAAACCGGCTTCGCTCCTCAACCAGCATCTCAGACAACGCCATGCGACTAAGCGTCGAGCCCGTATGATTCGCAAGACTCGTCTGAAGCGTCTCGTTTGTGAAATCCGCAAAGCTCTTTAAATCATCCTCTGTCGCAAACTTCGAGCCTTCCGTGACCTGTCTGAGGTACTCGTCCCGTACCGTGTTGCGGTACTCTGATTTCGTCTGAGCCCGTCGAACCGCGTCCTGCCGGTTTTTAAGCGCAGCGGCTCCTGCCGCCGCAGCCGTCGCGATAGACTCGATCCCTTGGCCGAGCGCCTGTGTTGATCGCGCCTGAGCCGCACCGAACGCATCCGGCGACACTCGTGGCACATCAAGAGGAAACCGTGTCGGTTGAGGCTCCGTTGATGGTGCAATTCGTCTTGGTACTTGTGGCATGAGATTCCCCTTATGCGAACGCCCCGACTCCCTGCATTCCGACATTACCCACACTAGTCAACAACGTCGGCAGCACCGCCCGCTTCGCGGCCTTAAGCTGCTGCTCTCCGGTAAACCGCGTCAACACCGCGTCAGCCTCCGCGTTGTACGCCTGCATGTTGAAATACAGCGCGTCCTGCTCAGCATTAAATCTGATATCTTGTTCTTCTTGTCGCCCGACATACGCCGTATCCGCTTGGAGATTCACGGCGCTTCCTTCATCTACCAAGATTCCCGATGCCGCCAGTGCGGCCCGTTGCCGCCCAATGAACTGAGACGTGACAACCTGTTGACGTTGGACTTGGACATCCCCGCGCGTAAGGGCCGCTGCGGCTTGGGTTCTGGAAAAAGCGGCGTTTCGTTGCAAGATCCCCGCACGGTACTGGGCTGCGGCTCGTAACGCTTTGCCTTCGGCAACTTGCCCGGCAGCTTTCAAGCCCCCGCCAAAAAGCGATGCCCCCGCCGCGACTGCGAATATGGCTGCCGGTACTCCCATCAGTTTCCTCTTAACTCAACGCGATACCATGATTGTCTAGCAGGCCCCAACACCACAGGCGGGGTATGAATTGTAAAGCCCAACCACGACAACCAACGCAATGAACGTGTGTACCAAGATACGACATAATTCACCAATACATCGTACTCTTGTTGCTGTGTCCGAACCCACCGCTTGCTTTCCCGTAAGAACGGACGAGCATGAACATGAAGCTCGCTAGACGCGAGCATCCAAATACAGCCGACTCTTGGAAGCAGCAACACCGGAGCCACGCCATAGATACACAGTGTCGTCTCCCCTGTACCCCAGGCCAAGGCTCCAGGCGAAGCGTGTACGCTTTCGTGCAGCCCCGCGTCGATCAAGCTTCCATCTAGCTCATACGCCTCCCGTTCGTCGTCTTCGGCAATCGTCGCCGCCAGGTCCCGAATGTGACGCTCAGTCGCCTCTTGAACCCAATACGTCACTGTCCCTGATTGCCTTCAGTATGGATATCAGGGGTCAACGATAATATCGTCATAGGGAGCGGATCTTTCTGTCTCAAGAATAACCGCCCGTTAGTATTCCATTGCGGTAACAGATTGATTAACTTGTCACCGGACAGCAACTCCGTTGGATCACCGATAAGCTCAAATTCACGCTGTTTCATTTCTACAAGGTTATATGAATCCGGTCCTATCAACAGCCCGCGAGACCGCTCGAACCGCACATTCACATCAGAAACCTTTTTCATTTCACCTTGGATCGTCCCGGTCGGGATTTCAATGTTCAGCGTTTCTAAATCAGAGATGTACGACAATCCAACATGGATACGGCTAAATCTCCGAGGCAACACTAAGACCCCGTGAGGCTGGACCACTTGTTTTGAAAGGACGTTACCATCTGCCAATATCGTCACCGCTTCATTCACCAAATGGCGCAACCCGGATAACGTCTGCACCGCGAGTCGGGCTGTTCCTCCCCCTACGTACCCAGCAAACGCCGTTCCGTCTATATCCGATCCGTCCTCAATAGAAGTCAACTCGAACGTATTGGCTGTCGCCCCGGCCACCACAAACCGGCGACGATTCAACTGGTCAGGTTGGGTTTCGTTTCCCACCGCGTCAAATGAACTCACCCACACGATATCAAAGATATCGACATGATCCCCGTTTACAAACGGATGGTCAGTAATTGTAATCTTAACGGGGTTTGACAGCGTGATATCTTCAATATTAAAGGGGACATCATGTGTCAACCCACTATCGACAAAGAAAGCATCACGAACATCGGTGAACACCCGAGAATGCGACCGTTCGATGTATCGAACTTCTTGACCGTTGACACGCCGCCTAATGATGAAGTAGGGAACTTCTTCCTTGGACGTTGACGTGGGCCGTGACACCGCTACGCTCTCGTAAACCCCGAACGTGTCCCAACGTGCCCACGCCACGACTTTCTGCTCTTCGTCGTAGGTCAACGCCAGCACCCGGCCATCGGAGAGGACCACATAGGTCAACGGTTCAGGCGCTCGTCCGTAGCTCCACTCTTCAATACGTGCCGTCCTGAATAAATGCGGAACCAACAATCCGACGTTGCGCGACACATACGAAACAGCTTGAACCGATTCTGCATTATAGACCAAGGACCGCACACCGGAGCCGTTCTCCAGCACAAACAGCACCGTTGATCCTACCAAGATCGGGGGAACATGAGCACTTCCCCAATTCGATTGAAAATTCTGACGAATCGACGACGGCGTAAACCCAGCATCCAAACTTCCGTTGACAATCCATTCCGCTCCGCTTGTAAAAACGATAAGGTCATTCAATCCGATAATATGACGTATCTCGTTCACTTCACGAGAAGTCAGCACCGCCGTAATCGCGTCGTCATCTTGTGTCGGAATCGTAACCGTAAAATTGCGGAAAAGCCCAATACGAGAATAAAACGACGTATCAGGCTTGTTCAGTGAACCACCCAATACTCTCCGTTGCTCATAGGTGCCTACCGCGCCTGGATAATTCCCCGCACCAAAAAACGGGTTCCGTTCTTGTGGAGGCGTTTCACTCAAATTCACTTTGATCGACGTGGCGTCATCAACGAACTTCAGAGCTTCAGTTTCCCCGATGAGTCCGTAAATCCCGTTTTGTTCCCGGTATACCGAGTAAGACCGAGCCCCCGCGACTGCCGCCCATGTAACATCATTGAGGTAATTCGCGTGACTATTCGTCACTGTCGCAAATGGAAACGTGATCGACCCACCAGAGACATACGCAGTAAACCCCGTGCTGTCTACGTCTCTCAATTCAAATGTCGATGCCCCTAGAAACGTCACACGATAACGACGATTGTTTAGCTCAGTCATACCGACGACGCCCGTGATCTTAATCTCGTCACCGTCATTGAGTCCGTGGCCCGCTGCGGTGATGACACACGGATTCGCCTGAGTCGCCGCCGTAATCACCACCGGAGTTCGAGTCGAAATACCCGGCAGGCTTTCTTCCTCGTCGTCCGATGTAGCCGTGACTTTGTACTTCGCGGTTGTCGTACCCGTCGTTCTAACCGTAATCGCCACCGACGACGGAGGATCTTGCTCCGGGGTATACGTAATTTCCACAAGCTGCCAATTCGTCAACCCGAGCCGTCGTAACTCTGAATGTGGGTATTTGGGATGAACAAGAGTCACGACATCCGCAGTCTGCGTGTACTTGATAGTCCGTAAATCCTCTTCCTGATAAGGTGATGCGATTTTATACAGCCGTGCGGCTGTTCCGCCTGACGTGTACGCCGTAAATCCCAAGCCGTCTACATCCGCCCCGGTCACTTGGTCTGCCAGTGTAAAGGTTGTCGCTCCGGTCACGACAATCTTCCACACCGCTTCCGTAATCTCAGTCATTCCCCCGACAGCGGAAAGAAAAACTTCATCATTCGTGCTAAATCCATGAGCCCCACTCGTCGTAATCTCTACCGGGTCCGCTTGAGTCGCCCCGGTGATCGTAAACGGAGTCTCAATAATATGCGCGTCGTTCCGTAGAAACCGAATGTACTCATGGCCAAGTTCGATGACATGCCGATCTGTGGTCTTGAACTGAAACGGAATCAAGCGAGCATACCGCGTATGATCGTACACCGATCCCACAAAGATCGTACCCGCACGATTACTCGCCCCTCCGTAAGTATGAATAACCATGTTCCGCGCCGTCTTGAGGCCAAGCGTGTAAGAATTCAAATCAACGCGGCCAAAAAGATCAGGGGAGACTTCTCCAAGACTGAACGCTGGAAGGGAAAACTTCATTACCGGCCCCTCACCCACTCAGCATCACGCGGAGGCTTCATGACTTGCTCATTCGCGTTACGAACTTCAGCCGCGTTAATCAAGGCGAGAAACAACCTGAATTGGTCTTCCGCGATGTTCTTCTTTCCGGTCAAAGAAAACGCGATCCGCGAAGCCAAGGCGCGAGACAACGCCTCAATAAACATGGCGGGAAAGAGATTCTCGTTCGTTAGATCAAACGTGTACACCAAAATGGCGTCTTCTAAGTCTGTCAAGATTGACTTTGTTTGATCCGTGCTGATTTCAACTTCGTAAGGTACCGCATCCGGGTTCACTCCGACGACGTGCTTAAACGCCTCAGACGTAAACACCCCGCCCCCTGCCGCCGAGATAACCGGATTTTCCACACGCCGGGCTGCGATGCAATCCGCCGGGTACTGATAGCGAAACAACCAGACACCTTCCGGTGCGGAGTCATTGTGTAACGCTAACACTTGGCGCTTCCGCGCAAAGTTCCAATCAAAGACTTCCAGCGTTTGTTTACGCGAGAAGTCGTACCACAGCTTGCATTGCTTTGCTTCCGCGCTTTCTTCCTCTAAGGACTCAATCGTCGAACGGGCACCGACATGCGAAAGCGCCATGCGTGAAATGACGACATCACTCACTAAAGCCATAATGCCCTCTTATGCGTACTTCCGAGGCCGTCCCCGTGATCGTTTCTTTCTCGTCTCTTCGTTTTTCGTATATTGCTCAGCCGCCGCCTCCGTTACCCGCTTTACCTCGTCCGCCGCCGCCCGGTCCATATCCATGTCTGCCAGTCTCATCCCGCGTGCCGGTTTGGGAAGCGGCTTATTGGACGCATCCACGATAACAGCCGAAGACGGCAACGGAAGCCCGTCAGGGACTTCGTGAATCCCAGGACTGTACAACACCCCGCTAATCGCCCGTCCGTCCCCACGATTGTACGGATCACTGGGGCCGAAATACGGAAAGATAAATTTCACTCGCATATAGTCCCCTTAAAAAGGGGGAGAAGGCGACTTCTCCCCCAGGTCATTACGAGAATGGAGTCGCCTCCGCGTCTGTTGAAATCAGCATTCCACGAACCGACCACACCCCCGCGATAAGGTCCTGACATTCCACAAAGGACCCCCGAAGCCCGCCCGTTGTTGAGGCATTCATGGTAATCGTCGTTGATGCCGCTCCGCTTGGAATGACCACACCCGCCGCATCAGTCGCCACCCCCAACGCGCCTTGAATCACGTCAGACCCTTGACGTTGAATCACGTAACCAACAGACGTTACTGAAGTTCCCGCACAGAATCGGTAAATATCACCCGAACCTGTCGCCGCAGGCAACGTACACGTAATCCCGTCCGCTTTCTCCAGTGAGATCACGCGACCCGCATGGAGGTCTTTCGTCACGATCAACGGCGTCGTCGTGACACGAACCGGCGCACGATTTCCGTCCACACCCTCGACACGAACCCGATAGCCATTGAACTGTGGGCCGAAGGGTTCGTTGTCGGGATTAGTCAACGTTGCCGTACACGTTCCGCTTGTGTCTACCGTCACGATCAAACGAAGCCGCTCTTCGTCATGGGTTGTGTAATAATTCTGTGCGACGGTCGCATTCGCCGCCGTAAACGTGCTCACCGTCAACCAGGTTCCCGATCCCCGCGAGCCGATTTCCTTCTGAAACAGAATCGTCATGTTGTACGTACCGGACAGCGCGACTGCAATACGCTCGTCCTTTCTTGGCACGTCCAAGACGACGTTATCGCCCACTCCTGTAAAAGAAGCCATAGTGTCCTCCCAGGGAGGGGCCGAAGCCCCTCCCCTATACCCGGTTAGTTAGAAGCGTCAGCGTATGCCTTCCAGCCAATCGGATCGAGCGACAACCATGCCGTAATCTCGCCCGCATCAAATCCGGCTGTTGCCACAATCGCCTGCAAGCCGAGAAACCGCTCGTAAGCCAACCCCGAAACCGGGATCGGAAACGAGAACTTATTCCCCGCCACCAACAGCGCCTTCAGCATCGGAGCCGACAAGAAATGCCCGGTGCTGGTCGTCGCATGAATCGTTGCCGAATCATCAGACGCCAACCGCAGTTGGAGCGTAGCTGAGTCGCCCCCATCGGTAAACGTCTCGTCCACCACCATATTCAGATAGACCGGCTGGCCGTTGCCGGGATCACGCCCCGCAATGCCCATGTCGATCTGGTTAGTGAACAAATACGTCCCCGCCTCCTGATCCAGGTCGAAATTCTCCGCAAACAATGTCCGCGCATCCATGATAGCCATGGGTCTTCCCCCTTTTTAGTAATTAGGACACCAACGCTTCATCGGCAGCCAGCACATCAACCCGACGAATGGGGATGCCCATAAAGCTTGTCGTCATCACACCGCCCACCATCTCAGTCGTCAGCGTCGAACCCTGCACGGCGGCTGCGGTCTGCTGGCGAAGCGTCGTGATGATATTCCGAGACGCATAAAACACCGGCCTCCCCATGCTCAAGTTAGGAATCAGATTCATCGCCTTGAACATCAGGTTCGGCAGATGCGCCCCCGTCGAGAACGTACCGGCATTGAACGTCACAGACAGAGCGGACTTCTCGATATTGGGAATCCGCACGATGTACCGCCAATCCCGAACCGTCAGACCCGCATCCCACCGATAATGCGTCCGGTAGGCTTCCATGCGTCCACCTGATCCGTCCACATCCTCAATCGTCACCTGGCCTTTGTCGTTCATCTGAAGACCGGCAGTGCTCCCCTTCGGAACGATTCCGTGGCACGTATTCGGTCCCCACACGATCAGCCAAATCGACGCATTGTCCGTGTCTGCGCTTCCACCCACGACAATGTTCTCCGCATTGGCCGCAGACAGGCTATTGAAACGCGGGGACAGCCCCGTAAACGCTTCGGGCTCCGTGCCCTCATTCCCGTAAAACAGCGTGCTCGCCATCTCCTGATTCATCCCCTCAATGTGAGGAAGATTCTCAGAGAGCCGGAACGCCGCCGTATTCCCGTTCAGGTCTGCCAGCGCCTTGTCCACTTCGGCATACGCCTCCAGCATTCCGGTGTTGTCCGTCACCTGAACTGTCGTGCTCTTTGTCGGCTGAACCCCGCCGTACAACTTACGCCACGTCGGAGTCGGAATCCCCGAGCGAATCGTGCTCCTGTGTCCTGTCGGGAGATTACCTTCCATCCACGACATGTCCATCAGGATTTCATTGGTTTGATTCAGAATCTCGACAACTGTCGCAATCTTCCCATCGGGATCAAGCCGCTTGGCAAGGTCCAACAGAGTCGGATTTGTGGAATTCAAAGCAGCCATGGTTTACTCCTTGTTAGTTTTGATTCGGAAACAGCACCTTAGCTGGGTCCTTTTCTTTTGGCTCGGACCCCATTCCCCCACTAGGCATACGGTCTTCACCGATAGCCTTCCCGACTCGATACATGAACCGTACCATTTCGGGATGATTTCCCATCCCGGTCAGTTCAAGAGCTTCACGAAGCTCGTTTGTACCGAATTTTTGCAACGCGGTACGGGCCACGCTCAAGTTTTCATCAAACTTCGCGCCTCCGTACTCTTTGTCCCCTTTGGAAGAAGCCATCCATTCGTCCACGCCCGCCTGAAAGGCGCGCTCCACGGACTCCTGCTGCTTCTTCGTCCAGGCCGCGTGCAAATCAACAAACTTTTGTGCCTGATCCTGCGGCAGCTTTAGCTCTTTCGCCAAAGGGGTAAACTCGTCCAACAGCCCCTTATCAAGCTCCATGCCGTCAGGAACCTTAAAGTCTGTGTAAGTTATTTGCTCCGTACCATTCGGTTCCCCCTTTTGTTCAGGTACTTGTGTGTTTTGTGCTTGCGGCTCCGTCGTAGCTGCGGACTCCTGGGTCTGAGCCTGTCCCTCTTCCGGCATACAATCCTCCGTAAATTAAAAACCGTCCTGTAATCGTCGTGTCGCTTCTTGCTGCATCTGCATATACGCGGTTTTGTTCACTGATTGAATCTCCAGCAACAACCAAAGGCCCACAGCCCGTTTTCCTTCTCGGAATTCCGTATAAGTATCTCCACGGAATGAGGCTTTATAGATCCCACACTCTTCGAGAATCATCCACAACACCGCACGACCCTCGTAGGTGGCGAGTGTCTTGTCGAATTGCTCTTTCTGCCGAAGATCAAGCAGCTTGCTTTTCTTCTCGCGCTTCGATACTTGGCCACGGCTACCCGCGTTTAATTCGGTCATACAGTCTCCGTAGCGGTTTTATCCGCATCTGTAAGCTGCTTGGCCGCGCCTGCCAGGTGTTGTCCCGTCTGTGCCTGTATCTGCGCTTGCTGAGCCGCGACTATTTGGGCTTCTTGTTTTGCTCGCTGCTCCCGAATCGCGTTCACGGCATCCTGGTCCACAATCACAGACGGCACCACCCCGGTTAGCTGCGCGTACTGTTCAACCGCTTCATCCGCATCAAACTTGTCCAGCACAGTCGGCACAAACCCGGCTACGCTGCCCACATACGACGAAACCCGTTCCAGCACCCCTAGCTCAATCGCCCGTTGGGCAAGCGCGAGAACCGAGATGAAACGGACACGCAGCGGTTGAAGCTGCAACTCTACCGGAGGATCAGGCAGCATGTTTCTCCGTACCAACTGATTGAATGCCCGATCCACCAACGGAGCAAGGAACTCCCCATGAAGCTGCTCCAGTGTCGGGCCAAGCTGCAACAACCGCTCCTCATTCCGTTGCGTCAACTCAAGCTCGTTCTTGGGCTGAATCCCCGGCATCGCTGAAATCGCCATAAACATATCTACGTAGAACGTCTCATTGATGCGTTGCTCGACCGCTTGGATATCCAGTCGTAGCTCCCCCACACGAGGGTCAATCTGGTAGATAGGCCGCAGCGCGTTATTAGGATCGCTGTCGTACAACGTCACCCCGCCAGGGAGACTCGACACCGGCACGTTCTTTAACAGCGACGGTCCCGTTAAGGGGGGATTGACGAGCTTATCTACAGCTTGACTCTTGCGCCGTTCCATGATCTGAAGACCCTTGATATCCCCAAGGGCTTCCATGGCGGGGCAATTCGTCCCGTAGATATCTTCCCCCGTTGTCTCCCACCGGGGGCAGTACACCGGAAACTCGTCAAACCCCGTTTTACGAAGGATCTTGTCACTCTCGGCTGCGGGCTCGAAATACACGGACCTAAACTTCTTGAACTCCGAACTCAGCGCCCCTTCCCGGTACATCGGATTCGGGTCAATGAACTGAAGCACGTCCAACCAGGAATCATACGTCCCCCGATCATAGAGCGTCTTGGCTGTCGTGCTCACACGGTCGAGTCCGAACATCTCAACCAGTTGGCCTACCGTCATCTGGACTTTCCGGCAGAACGTATTGATTCGCTGTTTGTCGTCCTGCGCGATCAGATAACTCCCAGCCGGGTACGTATAAAACCGCGCAATCTTCGGGTCATCGTCCACATGCGCCATCGCCCCGGTGGCAAACAGCAACAACTCCCCAAGCATGGTCGGAGACGCATTATACAAATTGCTCTCCGTAAACATGACCCGCAAGGCCAGTTCAACCTGGTAGAGCCAAGTCTTCACACGAGAGACGCGCATTAAGTCCGCATCAATAGATTCCAGCTTGAACCAGGGCCGGGCAGGCGACATGATGCCCGCAAACAATCCAGACCGCGCAATCCGGTGAGCACGAGACGCTCGGCTATTGATGATGCTTTGGTGCCGTCGTTCCCCCTTGTTCCGATCCGACACCAGAAACCGGCCCCGTCGTGGCTGGATAAACTCAGCCAACTCCCGGTAATGCGCCATGAAGCTTGAAAACTCAGACTCCATAGCCGTCTTCCGTTTCGAGTAATAATCACGGAGTTCCCGGTCTGTCTTTTGTATCGTGGGCATACTACTGTCCTTCACCGAATAAATGATCCGCTGCCGATTTCTCTTTAGGAGTCAAAAGCGTACCCGTATCAAAACTCTTGCTCCGCTTTTTCGCAGCGTCTACGGCTTCTTCCTCAGTCTCGTAGACTTTTCCCCCAAGAGGCTTGAGCTTTCCAGCCCGGAATAGTCGATCCACGTCATCAGCCGTGATAGAGTGACCGCCTATCACAGTCGGAAAGTTCATAAACTTTCCATCGTATTCCAATGTAAT